CCATATTTTAGTAAAGAAGAAAAGAAAGAGCACTTAAATCTACTTAAAAGATTTTTAGAAAAACAAAAACTTTTTATTTTTAGACTTTCTCTTTCTGATGATGAAAGTGCAGTAAAAATGAAAGAAAGCATTTTGGATTCTGCACAATTGCTTGGGTTTAAGAAAGAAGAAGGATTTGATGCATTTTTTAAACATCTTGAAGGTATAATAAGTAATTTGGAAAATTCTATTGACGACTGACCTTATACCTGCTATACTTAATACGTTCAATACTACTAATACTACTAATACGGAGAATACGAAATGTCGTTTGCTGATTTAAAAAAGCAATCAAAGATGGGTTCTCTTACAGAGAAACTTATCAAACAAGTTGAGAAACTAAATGATAGCGGTTCTAAAGATGATGATCGTTTTTGGAAACCAGTTATGGATAAAGGTGGAACTGGTTCTGCTGTTATTCGTTTTCTTCCTGCTCCTGCTGGATGTGATCTTCCCTGGGCTCAAGTTTGGTCCCACGCATTCCAAGGTCCAGGTGGATGGTTGATTGATAATTGTCTAACTACAAATAAAGGTCAATGTCCGATTTGTGAATCTAATCGTGAGCTTTGGAATACTGGAGATAAGTCAAAGCAAGATATTGTTCGCAGTCGTAAGCGTAAGCTTTCTTATTTTGCAAACATTTACGTTGTAAAAGACCCTGCAAATCCACAAAATGAGGGAAAAGTTTTTCTTTATAAGTTTGGTAAAAAAATCTTTGATAAAATTATGGCTGCAATGCAACCAGAATTTGATGATGAAAAGCCAATCAATGCATTTGATTTCTGGGAAGGTGCTAACTTCAAACTGAAACTTCGTAAGGTTGAAGGGTATTGGAACTATGATAAATCTGAATTTTCCGATCCCTCTACACTTCTTGACGATGATGATGAACTTGAAAAGGTTTATAAAAACCTTTATGATTTGAATGAATTTACTGACGAGAAAAACTTCAAATCATATGAAGAATTGAAGAAGCGTCTTGATTATGTTCTTGGTAATCGTGGTGTTCCCAAAATGCAAGATCCAGAAACAGTTGCAGAAGAACAGCAATTTGAAGCAGAACGCCGTGGAGAGAATGTAAAATCATTCAATGATGATGATATTACACTTACTACTTCTTCAAGTGTTGATGATGAAGATGAAGATGATGCTCTCTCATATTTTCAAAAATTAGCACAAGACTAAAACGAAATTCAACTTTTAATTACTTTTACCCCCGAAAAAATTTTCGGGGGATTTTTTGTCTGTAGGGTTTTTTAAACTCCAGTTGTATATGGATTATATGATTCTTTTGTTGTTTGATTGATGTATTGTGAAGACCTATCATATCTCATAATATTTCTCATATCTGTAATAAACACTGATAAGTAATTTGGTTTTAAAATTTTGATAATTCTTTTATCTTCATTTCTTTTAACTTCATATTCATAATTTGAAATTGCTTTCACTGGATTTGACGTAGATACAGTATTATCAAAATTTGTATAAGTAAATTGATAATCTTCATCAACTTCTAACCCTTCTGGTAATATGATCCTATCAAATTCATCTTTTATTTCAGTTGTTTCATAATGATGAACTGCTGAGATTTCTTGATCTGAACCATATTTTTCTAACATATAAGAATATAAATCATTATTACTTAAAGGCCATTGGTCTCTTACATTTGTGATATTGTTTGTGGTTAAAATGACCCAATCATACTCAGAGTTTCCATATATTTTTTCTGCAAGAAAATCTGGTCTCATATCATCTTGAATTTGATAATATTCAAATGCAGTAATTGCTTGATCTATATCAGTTCTTAATTTTGCTCTTTTGAATAAGTTTTTTACTAATATTCTTTCATCGTTTCTATTTGAGTTTTGAAAACGAGAAACGTAAGATATATTTGGTAGTTCTTTAAAGTATCCCATTTTAGTAACCTACATCAAAAGGACTAACTGGATCTAAATCTCCAGTACTTTGAGTTCCTGTTCCTCTTCTTTCTTCCAATACATTTTCTTGATAATCTGTATCATAAACAGGTTCAAGTTCTTTAAACGACATATTTACAATTGATGAAACTGGTTGTCCTTTTTCATATGCAGACCAATTTCCATCAGCAGCATAATTTACAGAGAATCCAGTTAAGGCACAAACTTTAATTTTATTAACACCTTCTATTTGTGCTCCACCTTCGGTTCTATAACGAAGTTTAAAGACATTTGGTGTTCCTAGAAAATAAGATGCTTCACCTGCAGATCCATTTAATTTTTTAGCAGCCATTCCTTGCTTAAATGTTCTTATAATTCTATTTACAGAAATTGCTTCATCTCTATTTCTTGGACTAAAGCGATATTGGAAAGAAAATTCACGAAGAGTTGGGGCATTAAAAAGTAATTCAAGATTACTATTAGGAATAACACCAAGACCTCTTGCAAGAATTGTTTCTGGAGAAACATTAAAACCAGCTACTGATAGTATTCTTGATACTATTCCAGTTTTAAGTAATGCATTTGCATTTGGATTTCCTCCAGCAGCGCCGATTAATGCCCCAAATAGTGCTAGTTGTGTTAATGCTGATGCACCTTGACCTGCACTTCCTCCTGTTGCTGTTGATGCTGTTGCTCCTGCTATTGCTGTCCCAGCGTATGCTCCAGGTCTTTGAAGTACTTCAGCAGATGCAGCAGCAGAAAGATTGTTAAAATTATCTTCACCCCAAGAAACATTATTTGAGTCACTTATATTATTTGGAATTGGAAGTTTTATTGTGTTTATATATTCTTTTAGTGGGGTATTTCTTTGTAATCCATTTCTTAAAATATCTGTTGGTTTGGACTTAAATAGTTGATCTTGAGATGGTGGTTTATATTTAAAAATAGATATTTCCAAATAGTCTTGAGTATTCCCATAAAGTGCATCTAATGGATATTGTAGAGGTCCATATCTTTTCAATACATCATCAACTGCACCAAAATCAAGTTTAAGATTGTCTATATCTATTGGTGTAAGTGTGTCAAGTATATTTCCTTGTCCTGGTGGAGTTGTAACTCCAGGAACATTAACTGGTGGAGTTCTTCCTGGATAACTATTTTGCACTCCCATTGGTTGGTCTTGATTATCTGGAAGTGCGCTTGGATTTATTTTATTTCCTTTATTTTGTCCTCCAAGTCTTTGATAAGCAGCATACACTTCTTTGTTCATATCTAAAGCTAAATCTTTAGCTTTTTGTGTTGGTTTATTTGGATCATTATTTTCAAATAAAGTTTCATCAAGTATCCCATCCATATACCAAGTTCCATTTTGATATAATATTGCTCCTGTTCCTCCTGGACCCTTTCCGGTAAGAATATAGTCCCCAGTATCTGGATTATATTGCAAATCATACGATTGCTGTCCTGGTATAGTAGTACTATCTTCAGTGTAGTAATCGGTTTTTAAAATTTTATATCCCATTTATGGTGCCGATTGGTTATCTGGATAATCCCAAACTTTTGTTTTGAATACTGGTTGCCCTCTCTTATCAACAAATTTTTCAGTAGGAAGTAATGAAACTCCTCTCCATTCACTTTCGGGAACTTTAAAAAAATCACTAACTACACCAGAAAAAAGATAACTATGTAATGTTTTTCTTGGTGCATTTATAACTCCTCCCTTATTTATATAAGATGCGGCAACTCCTCCTCTATATTGTGGATTTAAATAATGTAAGTTTGAACCAAAAAATCTTCCTTCTTTTGGATTCACTTCAATAATATAAGTTAATGGTTGCCTATCCCAAAATCTATATTTTTGTGGATATTTGGCGGAGTATATAAAAAATACTAAATCTCCAGGAGTTATAAAATATGTATCTGCCTGATTAAAATCTCTCTCTTTATAATTCATCAATTCATTCATCAAAGCATTTGAGTACCAAGATGTTGAGCGATATTTTTTTCCTGCTTCCTTAAGTATTTTTTCTGCTATCATCTTTGTATTCCTAAATTCTTTTCTGTGAGTATGCGGAACTCATAATTTCTATCATCACACCATTCTTTTGCTGCTTCCCATTTTGCTTGATTAATCGCCCACATTTTAACCGAATATACCCAAGACTTTGTTTTTTTGGGTGGATTGGTTGGCGGTTCTTTTAAATCTTTTTCTGGTTTTATTTCTACTACCAAATGTCTATTGTTTCCATTTTTGTCTTTATATTTAACAAAAAAATCAGGAAAGTATCTGTGGATTTTGTTATCAATTGGAGAACGATATGGTATCCAGAACTCTTCAGACTTCCAACTATTTACACTTTCGGTCAAATCACAATACTGCATAAACTTCAGTTCATATGAAGACCTATAAATAATATTAGTAGGATCCCCATTGTATTTTTCTGGATATTTGGGGCGATATTTTCCCTGTAAATATTTTTTATCGTCTTTATGGGGCATACATAGTATAGAAAACTTATAATCTTATTTAGATGTCTAGTAATAAGATAGGAAGTCTTTATGCAAATATTGAAGATGTTAGAAAGAACTACCTATCTAACCTTTCACAAACAAGTCAATTCAAGGTATCGCTTCTTTTAGGTTCTTCTGATCGTCTCCCTAGTGATTTGAGGGGTCATTTGAGTAGATGTGGTTTGATTGGAAATAAAGCAGAGCAATATGATTTTATGTGTGCTGAAGCAACTTTACCTGGATCTACATTTGATATGGGTGAAGAATACGGAAGTCGTCAAGGAATTATTGAAAGATTTCCCAATCGTAGGATATATTCAGATTTTACTTTAACTTTTTATGTTGATTCGGAATATGATTTGATACGTCTTTTTGAAGAATGGATGAATTATATTGACCCATTATATGCATCAAATGGAGAATATACAGGAAATGATACAAGCTTTGGTGGAAGATTTTTAGAACAAAATGCATACTACAGATTTAAATATCCAGATACGTATAAGAAAAATATTGCAATAACAAAGTTTGAGAGAGATTTCCTTGATAATCCAAATAAAGTTCCAACTAGGTCAAACCGCTTTAATGACCAAACAACTTTAACTTATTATTTTGTTGATGCTTTTCCCACAAATATTACAGCACTACCACTTTCTTATGAAGGAAGCACAATTACTAAAACTTCAATAACTTTTAATTATACAAGATATACAATCAATAAGCATAAAGGAACAAAACTCCCACAAAGAATTTTAAATCCTAGTAATCCAGATCAACCACCACAACAATCCTCCAATCAAAACTTTAGAGTTGTTACAGAATTTAGTCCTTATGGATCATCTCTTACTTTTGGTGAGGGTGGTAATGCTCCTGAGCTTGGAGACCTTACATAAATAATCAAAAAATAGATAAGTTATTATGCCTTTACCAAAAATTGCAACTCCACAATATGAGTTGATTTTACCATCCACAGGAAAGACAATTAAATACCGTCCATTTCTCGTAAAAGAAGAAAAAGTACTTATACTTGCACTTGAGAGTCAAGATGTAAATCAAATTACAAATGCAATTAAGCAAATATTAAAAGACTGTATAATATCAAGAGGTATAAAAGTTGAGGAACTTCCAACATTTGATATTGAATATATCTTCTTAAATGTTCGTGGAAAATCAGTTGGCGAATCTATTGATTTGATTGTTACTTGTAGTGACGATGGAGAAACACAGGTTCCAGTAAAGATTTACATTGATGAGATTGAAGTACAAAAAGATCCAGAACATAGATCAGAGATTAAATTAGATAATAATCTTGTTTTAAAGATGAAGTATCCCTCATTGAATGAATTTATAAAAAATAATTTTGATTTTAGTTCTAATAATATCTCAACAATTGATAAATCTCTTGATGTTATTGCTTCTTGTATTGATTCTGTTTATACTGAAGAGGAAATCTGGTCTGCAAAAGATTGCACAAAAAAGGAACTTACAAATTGGATAGAAACACTAACATCTTATCAGTTCCAAGAAGTTGAAAAGTTTTTTAACACTATGCCTAAACTTTCTCATACTTTTAAAGTTAAGAATCCTAAAACTGAAGTTGAATCTGAAGTTACTTTGGAGGGATTATCTGATTTTTTCGGCTGACTATGGCTCATATGAATCTTGAGTCATATTTCAAAATTAATTTTTCATTGATGCAGCATCATAAATATTCATTGACTGAGATTGAAGATATGATGCCTTGGGAGAGAGATATTTACGTTGGTCTTTTAAATCAATATATTGAAGAAGAAAACTTAAAAGCAAAACAAGCAGCAAATGCTTAAAACTACCTCACCTGGATTAAATTCTTTCAAATCAACAATTCCTTCTTTTGGGGTAGTTCGTCGTGCTTATGGTACTAGTCCAAAAGAATATAGTGATGCGATAATTGATAGGTATGGAGATCCTTTAGCAGATGTATATAATAAATTAAAAAAAGAAAAAGCAATAGGTTTTATTTCTGGTGGAAAACCATTAGGATCTTCAGTCTCTGCTAACAACATAGTTGGTTTTAATAGAAATATAAAACCAAGACCTAATAATTTACAATCAATTATTAGTAATCTTAGTTCAAGTATTTTTAATAATTTTAAAGATAATGTAACATCAAGACCCAATATTAACAAAAAACTTTTTACAAATATTATTAAGAGTTATAAAAATATTAAGAACAATGTAACATCAAGACCCAATATTAACAAAAAACTTTTTACAAATATTATTAAGAGTTATAAAAATATTAAGAACAATGTAACATCAAATATAAAAGAAACTGTAGTAGAAAAAAGAAACCAAATAACTAATCCTGTTAAAAATTTAATTAGTAATTATAAAAATATATTCCCATTAAACCAAAATCAAAAAAAAGTAATAAAAAAACAAGAAGGAATAAAACCTTTTGGTGGATTTTTTGATAATCTAAAAAAAGCAGCTTCGTTTATTGCTTTTTTTGGTTCAAAGAAAAATTTAGATAGAATATCAAAAAATATACAAAATTTAAAAGATACATTCATTAAAACATTTGATATTGCTAAACTTCTTCGTAAAGCAATTAAAAAAATATTTAAACAATTATCTGATATTAAACCAGGAGGTGGTGGAGGAATTCTTGATAATATTTTTTCAGAAATAAGTGGATTTGTTTCTGGTCTTCTTGGTGGTCTTATTCCTGGGGGAAATAAGGATAATAGATCTGGTCGTCAGGGACAAATACCACAAAGAGGAAGACAAACAAGTGGAATGAAACTACCAAGATTTCCTGGAGGAAAAGTTGGAAAATTAATTGCAGGTGCTGGACTTGCTACTGGAGCAGGAGCAGCAATAAGTGGATTATCGCAACCAGGACAAACAGAAGAAATTGAACCTGCAGAAACTACATTAGAAGCACCAGGAAGTGTTTTAGATAAATTTAATTCTGTTTTGGATAGGTTTGATAGAATACTTGATGGTATGCTGAAAGGAAAAAAACCAGACAAATCAACATCTCCATCATCTCCAGCATCCTCTGGTGGTGGGGAATCACCTGGTGGTGCTGGTCCTGGTGGTGGGGACACTTCAGGTTCTAGTCCAGAAATGGGAGCAGGAGCGCAAGGTCCTAAAGGTGCCGCTACGAGAGCACTATTGGACTCCATTTCTTTTGCTGAAGGTACTACTACACATGGATATCATACTCAGTTCGGTGGTGGCAGAATCGAAGATTTAAGTAAACACCCAGACCAAGTAATTCATGGTGGTAAATATTCTAGTGCTGCATTTGGTCGTTATCAATTCATGCCTAGAACATGGGGAGATGTCATGGGTGGTGCAATGACTCCCGAAAGGCAGGATGCAGCTGCCGTTAAATTAACTATAAGTAGATTGGATCGGGCAGGAATTCGAGTTAGAAATGAAGATGAATTAGAAGCTCTCTTGCAAAAAGAAGGGATTAGTCCGAGGATTGCAGCTGCTCTTGCTCCAGAGTGGGCTTCATTTCCCACTTTGTCTGGTCAGAGTTACCATGGACAACCAGTAAAGAAATTACAAACAATTCAAAATGTATTTAATGAAAGATTAAAAGTACAGGGAAGTGTTGCAACACCAACACCTACAGTTGCACCAGCGCCAGAACAAGCACAACCAATACAAGTTCAACCATATCAACCCAATCCACAATCACCATCTGCTGGTCCATCTCAACAAACACAACCACAAGTAACTGTTGTTCCTATTGGTGGTCAAGCACCACAAGTTCAATCTGTTCCTTCTGGTTCTGGTATTATTGCACCACCACCACCAAAACAAAATGGTCCAACCGCACCATTTTTACCTTCAGCAAATCCAAATAACTTTTTAACATTATATTCTAGAATGGTTTATAATATTGTTGATGGATAATGGATAAGAAATTATTTTCGCCACTAATGTCGGCAGCAAACAATATTGTAAAAGTACAACGCCCACTAACAAAGAGAGCGCAAGATTATAATGCATTTATTAATTTTTTAAGTACAAGCAATAAAGATATTAAAAGAATAAAATTACCAGAAAAGAAAAAGGTAAAATTTCTTGCTGACAATGGAATTACTTTCACGGGTGCGGGTGGTCGAAAGGGAATAATACCAGATTTAATTAAAGGTATTGGTGGAGGTCTTTTGGGTGGATTGGGATTGAAGGGGTTATCAAAAGCAAAAATACCACAATTATTAAAACCAAAAACTAAGGTAAAAACAAAAACACCACTAACTGCAAAAAGTTTAAGAACACTAAAACCAAAAACACCACTAACTGCAAAAAGTTTAAGAACACTAAAACCAAAAGGAAGAATACCAAAAATTCGTGGAATTGCTGGACCATTAAATTTAGTTCTTGCTGGACTTGAGTATGGTGGGAGACTTGGAGAAGGCCAAACTCAAGAGCAAGCAATTTTAGGAACTGCGGGGTCTGTTGTTGGTGGTATTGGAGGAGCAAAGGCAGGTGCTGCAGCAGGTGCTGCAATTGGAGCTTTATTTGGTGGAGTTGGTGCAGTTCCTGGAGCAATTATTGGTGGATTGATTGGTGGTATTGGTGGTTCAATAGCTGGTGGTTCGCTTCTTGATAAAATGACTGGAGTTGAAGAAAAACCAAAAGATAAAATTGAAAAAAGATTAAAAAGACAAGAAAGAATACAAAAAGAAAGAGCAGAAAAAAGTGGAATAACTTTGAATGATATTGTTATAAAATTTGAAAGAGTAATAAGCAAATTTGAAAAAGTGACTTTGGGTATGACTGGTGTTGATACTTCCGATAAGGGAAAACAAAAAAAGGGAAAGGATGAAGGTATGATATTTGATGAACCAGTATATCCACCAGTAACACCATCAACAGAAGCATATGATGGTCCAGTTACTGGCGATACATTTTTTCCACTTCCTGGTGGAGCAGCAGAAGCACAAAGGGGTCAGGAATATGGAGACCCAAGAGGTGGAAGAACACACGAAGGGATTGATTTAGTGCATCGTGTTGGTGATTTGGCTGCTCCTGTTTCTGCTTACAAAACGGGTAAAGTTGTTGAGTCTGTTGCAAATGGTTATGATGGTTATGTAACTATAGATCACGGTGGGGGTCTTAAGACAAGATATTTTCATACAACTCCACTAGTTCAAGTAGGTGATGTTGTTTATGGCGGACAGCAAGTTGCAACATTATATCCAGATGGAAAAAATACACACTTACATTTTGAAGTTTATAGAAATGGATCCCCAGTAAATCCAAGATCTGCTGGTCTTGGGCAAAGTATTTCTACACCACTATCTAAAGAAAGAGCAAAAGAACAACACGATAAAAATATAGGACAAACTGCTAAGGCCGGTGTGAATACTATGGAGAGACAACAATCTCCAGAGGAGTTCTTTAAAGGAACAAAATATGAAAAAGTATTAAAAGAAAATAGAGAATCTTTTTATGGTAAAAAAGAAAGAAAAAATGTTCGTGGATCAAAATCAGTAGAGGCTGAACCAACTCCAGAAGTAAAAGAAATGCAGAAAATGTATAATTCTTATGTTCGTAATTTAAGAACAAAGAGAGAAAGTGTTCAACCTTCACCACAAACTGCTCCTCAAGTCCAACCTCCAATTGCTCCTACTGGAGTCACTCCTTCAATGATAATACTATCTCCGCAGCAACAATCTGCTATTCAACCACAATCCATTCCAGTTCCAATTCCAATGGGGGGTGGAGGTTCTGGTGGTGTTACTGTAATTTCACCAGATGAAGGTGAGATATTAAATAGTTTATGGAAAACAATGCTTCTTACTAATCTTTCTGCAGCATAATGGCGATATCAGTATCAGGATTAAAATTTAATGGAGTTACTATTCAATCTTTGGATGGTACAAACAAAATAGATTTAACAAATTCAATTTTATCAATTGATTATTTTGAGGATATTTTTTCTCCTTGCATTACAATGACGATGCAATTAATTAATGCATATTCTATTTTTAATGGTCTTCCAATTCGTGGTGGTGAAAGTGTTGCATTAGATATTGAAACTGCTTCTGGTAACTTTAAGTTGGATGGTGAAAGAGCACTTTATGTAATTAAAGTTAGTGGTTTGGATGCTCAAAGAAAAAGTGAAAGTTTTACTTTACACTTAGTTTCAAGAGAGGCACTAACAAATGAAACATCAAGATGCGAAAAGAGATATAATAAATCACAAGTTAATATCCACGTAAGAGACATATTACAAAATACTTTAAAAACGAATAAAATTGGTATAATTGAACCATCATCAAATTCTTATAGTTTTATTGGAAATAATAAAAAACCTTTTCATATTTTAACTTGGTTAGGTCCAAAGGCAGTATCAACAATTACTTCTGTTAGTAATACTTCTGGAGAAGATGAAACTGGACAGGCAAAAGGAACTGCTGGATTTTTATTTTATGAAAATTATGATGGATTTAATTTTAGAAGTATTGATAGCTTAGTTGCAAATACACAACTTCAATCTTCCAGTTCTGATAAAGAAGGAATATACAAATATACTTTTGATGGTATTGGTGTTATACAAGCAAATGATTTAAGTAATAATTTTAAAATTCTTAATTATAATTATGAAAAAAATATTGACTTACTAAAAGCATTAAGAGTTGGAATATATGTGAATAAAACTTATTTTTATGATATGATAACAAATAAATTATCAGTATGGAAATATAATCTAAAGGATGAAATAAAAAATTCAACAAAACTTGGGGCACAAGATAGTATTGTTGTTTCTGAAGAATTTGGAAGTTCCATTAGTAGAATATTAACAAGAGTATCTGATCACGGAGTTTTAGATATTACTGGAGAACTTCAAACTTCTGGTAGAGATAATGCAGATATGGCTAAATCTTTTTCAAGATATAACTTATTATTCACTCAAGCACTAAATATGAACATACCCTGTAATGTAAATTTAAAAGCTGGTGATATTATATACGCTCAGTTTCTACAAATGGAAAGAGCAAATACTGGAGAAGTTGATCCCGAACAAAGTGGCAATTATTTAATTAAAGAATTAAGGCATCACTTTTCTGGTGGTCAAATGGTTACATCTTTGAAATTAGTTCGTGATAGTTATGGATTATATGGTCCTAACCAATAGCACTAAATAAAAATGGAATTACAAGAACTAATTAATAATATTTGTGAAGAGATTGATTCTTTACCTAGCAGTCAAAGAAAAAGACATCTCACAGAATATCTTAATCAACTTCTAAGATATCAAAAAAACAATCCAGATGAACCTGGAGTACCGACAAATTTACAATTATATTGTGATGAATTTCCGAATGCTTTAGAGTGTAGAATATACGATGATTGAAGAGAGTTTATTAAAAACTGGTATATTAGGAAAAGACGGCTTTGTTTGGTGGATAGGCAGAGTTGCTCACGAAAGATACTGGAAAGATGTAAATGTTGCACTATCCCAAGATGGAAAAACAGCACAAAGATGTAAAGTTCGTATTATTGGATATCATCCCTTCGATAATACATTAAAAGAAGAAGAACTTCCTTGGGCACACGTTTTGATGGATCCAATTACAGGAAGTGGTCAGGGAGGTGGCGGAACTACAATGACTCTTCGTGGCGGAGAAACTTGTGTCGGTTTTTTTCTTGATGGTGAAGATGGACAACAACCAGTCATTATAGGACTACTCCACAGAAGTGAAGATGTTCAAAATAGTATAACAGAAGAGGAAATATTTACAGAACAAAGTTCAAAATTTAAACCATTTACTGGTCATCCCGGAAATATTATTGAACCAACAAAAAGACAAGCAGTAACTACAAACCCAGTGGAGCAAGGCACTACTGGTAGTATTGATCTTGAAAATAATACATTAAATGGAGAACCATCTGTACATATTAAAAAAGCAAACGCTTCGGCAGCACAAGCTGCATTTGAAAAGAAAACTACAAAGACTTGGAGAAATCCAAGTAAATGCGGTGATGATTTTATTGGAAGATTAACACAAATTATACAAGATTTTATTGCTTTTGTTGATGGACTTGAAAGTGCAGTTGGTCAATTTATTGATCCAATATTAAATGAGATTGTAAATATAACGAATCAAATAAGACAAGTCGCTGGTCAAATTGGTGGTATTATAAAACAAATTATTAATAATATCCGTAGTGGCATCGTAAAGTGTTTAATTAGCTTATTTAAGAAATTTTTAGGAATACAGAAAAAAACAAACCCAGCAGATTTTGTACTTGCTCCTGCTGCACAGAAAGCAACCAAAAATATTATTGATGTTTTATTTTGTATATTTGAAAATTTGATT